ACAAATCTCTGATCTTACATTATCAAAGTACTCACCTGTTTGATGATCAGTATCATTTATATATTTCAACCAATTATTAACGCGGTCTTTCACATCTGAAATATCATCTTCATTTACATTATTCAATTCTATTGCATCTAATACCTTATCAGCTGTACATACTACAGATGAATTTTCAGATCTTTTTACATAACCATCTTGTTCTGTGATAAGTGCAGAATAATTTATCACATCTTTTGTAGAAATTTTTGACATTTCACACCCTCAGTTTGTGTATAGTGAATAATTCTTTACTGTTTATAATTATACAAATAAAACCCTCTATATTTAAATATAGAGGGTTTTTGATTATCCTAGATCTGACATTTGAGGTCCTATCTCTTTCAGATATTCTGACGAAATATGCAATGCAGCTTTAAATTCCATATAAGTCATGCTATCACTTTCAGTGAAAGAAATTCCTATATGCTTACTCAGAAATACTTGGTTCTTCAGTAGTGCCTGCCAAATTTCCTGCCTTGCTTGTAATGCCGAGAGAGATGTGTCTGTCGGGGCGAAAAAAATCAGAAGAGATGTCTATGTATGTTGTGAATAATTTATCACAAACAGAACAATGAACTTCTCGTGTCATTTTAACACCAAATGTATCATTCATTTCTGAGAAAATTTCGTCGATATAGATTGCATCATGTGGTGAAAGATTTTCATACCAATCAGCCTTCTCAATAATGTCCATGTTATCTACATCTATCAAAGACACTGTAGTATAAATATGGATGAAATCTGATGCTTGCTTTTTAAAGATACCAGCTCGACGATCAGCTTCTTGTTTAGCTTTATTGATATCAGCACCAGTTGGGAATCTTACTCTAATTTCTTTTCCGCTAGGTAATGTTACTACAATAGGATAATTTTCAGCAAATAAATAATTTATCTCAATGCTGTTAAGATCCCATTCTAGATCTTCAATGTGTTTACATTCTGGGCACTTTACCTGCATCTTTAAAGTGTTACCAAGTGTCATTGTTCTAGCTTTAAACAGAATAGCTAGAAGGTCCTCTTGATTCATGTCTTTAGCTTTAACTGGGCAATCTTCCAAACAAGTGTCTATAAACTGTTTTAAACCTGAGTCAGATGCGTTACTTGCAAGTAATGATTTATACGCTTTTGTGGTAAATGGTTTTACTTTTACATTGCCGTCAAAGTCACTTCTACGATAAATGATACCTCTAGAAGGTAATAATAAATTTTCTGAAAACGCCATACTAAATTCTCCACTATATTATAATTGTGTACACAGTTACTATTATTTGATATACAATAGATACTTTTAAATGTTACACTATTGTTACTTTAATCACGCTGTCTTTGTATGACTTTATTTTTTCTTTAAATAATTCCCATTGTTTATCACCAACTTCAGAATAGCCACATGTGAATACTTTTACGTCATCTTTATCATAAATATAGCTATTGCTAATGACACTTAATAATGATTTATCACACATATTTGGCAGTGGATAGTTATTATTTACATATTTTTCATTTACAAATGATAGACAGTTTTCTGTACCATTAAATAAGTCTATTAAGTACTGTTTAATGACATCTTTTCTTGTGTTCCAATCATGTTCAAAAATTGAAACTAGTAAGATTCCTTTTTCTAAACACGCTTTGAACTTGTTATAGTGATAGTCTTTAGGTTTATGATTTTCATCATGCCAATAATCACCATTGAACTCAATAGCAATTTTCTTTTCAGGATAATATAAGTCAAGTTCCTGCGGTGGTATAATGCTACGTATGTTTCTTACACAATCACCTTTGTAGAATGATGAAATATATTCAGCTATCTCACCTTCAGCTTTAGACGATGTAATTGAGTACGCACATTTTTTACATAGTAATTCACTTCTTATAGCAGATTGTCTGAGACTAAATATTGCACCAAATGGATGTGTTTCATAATTATTACACCTAGGGCATTTCGTCATTACTTTACTATCGCATTTTATGTTTCCACTTAGTAAATCGCTAACATAATCAGGATGTATAATGTCAATGATGCCGCTAAAGTCTATTTCTGACCGTTTTTTAGCAAATGCTTGTTTAACAGACTCTGATATTCCTGCTATTATTTCTGGGTTTTCTTTTAGCAGCAAAGCTCTCTTTTGTGTAATGTTAGCCATTACGTCAGGGTTGTCTTTCCAAAACTGTTTTACAGTTTCACTTATACGTTTATTCATTTCAGCGGCATCATCAGGCCGCTCTATATAAAATCTACGTCTTCTTTCACTGCGCGACTTTCTTTCATCATCTGTAATAGCCTTTGATACTTTTTCATTTATTTTCTTTTGAAGGTCTGGATGATCCTTACTCCACTGAGATCTTTTTGCGGAAGCTTTTGCAGACAGCTCTGAATTTTCTTTATGCCAATTAGCAAGTCTATATCTTTCACTGTCATTACTTTTTATCCACTCAGAATGAGATTTACCTTGCTCTATAAGTTGATCAGGGTGTTCTTTAAAGTATTCTTTTGCTTTTTCTGCTTTTGCCTTTACCTTATCAGGATTTTCTTTACACCATTTAGAATACTTATCGGCTTTTTCTTTAGACTTTTGATAACAACCACAGCTTTTTATGCTACCATGTAAAACGTGCTTTTTATCAACATCTTTTAGTGCGCCACACTTGCATTTGCATCTAAAAAGGTACGCACCAGCGTCTGTTCTAATCACATCAAGTACAGTGAGCCATCCAAAAATCTTACATATATACTCTTTTTTGAGCTCGTCTAAGTTTAATCTTGCTGGCATCACTGTACCTCATGTTTATGATAAAAGTGCTACTTTATTTCCACTTTGCAGTAACACCTCTATCTCTGTAATATCTAACTTTTTCCTTAAAAGCTTCCCATTTACTATCATTATCCTCATTTGATAAAATTGATATTAGCGGACGAGGGCATAACTTTCCTGTCGCATCTCCGTGCCTAATTACATGATTTATGTCTATATTATATTCTTGCATTAGATGAGCAACAGTTTTTGCAAGATTATCAATGGCCTTATCTTCAAAGTACCAATCAGTGTCAGTTGCTTTTGTCGTTTTAGTAGATTTTTTCTTAACACAAATGTCAACACCAATTGACTGTGAATTCCCTAAGAAGTCATCATTTTCTTTTTGCCATTTTAAGTGATTAGAAGCAGCTAAGTCATATCGCCAATCATTAGATTTAGATTTACTTAATTCTAATAATGATAGTTTTTTACCATAAGGCTGTTTACATTTACCGTCACCAACGTGCCAAGCTATATAGTCAAGCGGTACTGCAGAGTAAATATCTTTCTCATCTATATAAAAATGAGAAGACGCACCTGTATTATTCTTCATAGCTTTAGCCATAGATTTAGCTGACACATTTGCACATGCTGTATAATGAATAACTATCCACTTAGGCTGACCATTCTTAAAGCGTTTTCCATGTGCGTACTCATACTGTGATTTTGTAATAGTAATATTTATAGGTTCTTTGTTTACATTTATTTCTACAGAATTATTACTATCAACTGGAAAATCTTTTACTTCTGTTTTAATTTCTTTCTTACTAAAGAGATTTTTTATAGATGAACTTATTTTATTATACAAATCAAACATATAACTACCTCACTATAAATGATAGGTTAGTCTTATTATTTAGATATACAAATAAAGCCCTTAGAATAAATCTAAGGGCTTAAATTTATAATGTGTTAGACATTAAGTATTGTCTTCTACGTACTTATTAAATACAGGTTTAAAAGATTGTGCAATCTTTTTCCATTCGTTTGGTTTTAATAGTGAAAGTAATTTATTGCTATCACTAATAGGATCTGGTGCACTAGCGGTTGTTGCTTTTGAATTAATATACACGTCATAATTAACAACGCAATCTTTTAATTTATCAGCGCCGTCTGTATTAACCTCTAAATCTATACCTACATTATCTTTAGTACGCTTTGTGTGTGGTAAACTACCATTTTCACCTACAATACGACACCTCACAATGCCATTAGACCCTGATTTTATAATTGGATCACCCCAATCAAAAGCTCCAACAGCATCATCAAGCTTTGATGTAATACCGAGTGCCATAGTTTCAAGTTCTAGTTTTAGTTTACTAACAAGTTCTTTCGCAGATAATTTAGCATCAGCTGCTTTGCCAGAAATTTTGTTGGCTACATTTTTAATGCTGTCAAGGATACCTTCATCTGCAAGTTTTCGTTCTAAGAATCTAACACGCCGCTCTAATTTGCGACGACGAGATTCATACATATCATCTTCATCATCATCAAGCTCATCTTCAAGATCATCTTCAAGATCATCTTCAAGATCATCTTCTAGCTCATCTTCAAACTCATCAAAATCGTCCTCAATATCATCTTCAAATTCATACAAATTTTCTAATTTAATTTCTTCATCAATAGCTTTTTCAAGACGTGAAAGACGTCGCTCAATTAGCATTTTGTGTTTCTTATTAAACATAGGTACCTCACTTATTAAATTGTTTTACAAATTTAGATACAGAATCTTTTATAGTCTCTAAGACTTGATCATCATTATAATTATCCAATGATTTATTGATATAAGCTGCAACTACGCTCATATCATCTTCCTTCATTCCACGTGTAGTTAAAATTGAAGTACCTAATCTAATCCCAGATGGATTTGCTGGTGGATTAGGATCATACGGGATAGTAGAATAAGAACACTCTATGCCAGCTTTTTCAAGTGCTATTGCTGCAGTTTTCCCATCAATATTTTTATTTGTAACATCTACAACCATCAAATGAGAGTCTGTCCCACCTGAGATAATATTAAACCCATAAATATTACATAAAATATTGGCGAGGCACTTTGCATTTTTAACAACCTGGTGTGCATAATCTTTAAAGTCTTCTGTAGTAGCTTCTTTAAGAGCAACTGCAATCCCAGCTATATTATTCATGTGTGGCCCACCAGAGTTGCCCGGGAAAACAGCTCTATCGATCTTTTTAGCAAATTCATTTCTACAAAATATAAGCGCGCCTCTAGGTCCACGCAGTGTTTTATGCGTAGTCATAGTAACTACATCTGCATACGGGACCGGTGACGGATAAGCACCACCTGCAATTAAACCTGCAACATGAGCAACATCTGCTACAAAGTAACAACCTGCTTTATTTGCAATGTCTCTTAATCTTTTCCAATCAAGAACGCGACTATATGCAGTTGTACCAATAATCATCATCTTAGGTCTTGCGTTATAAACAAAGTCATTTAATTTGTCATAGTTAATTAGTTGAGTGTCTTTATCAACGTCGAACTGGTGAACTTCATAATTCTTTCCAGTAAAATTAACTTTATGACCATGACTTAAATGCCCTCCAGAATTAAGCCCTAAGCCAACAACTTTATCACCAATATTACATAGCGCAGTATAGACAGCAATATTTGCAGGTGACCCACTTAACGCTTGTACGTTAACGTGCCAATCGTCAGGTAAATTAAAAGCTTCTCTAGCACGTTCTATGCAAAGATTCTCAATCTTATTAGTGTTCTCTTGTCCTTGGTAGTAACGAAAGCCGGCTGGGTTGTTAGTTCCATTTGGGTACCCCTCACTATATTTTGAAGTAAAACATGACCCAAGGCATTCTAGCACATCGTCAGACGGTTCACTTTCAGATGCTATCATTCTAAGAGTGTTTTTCTGTCTGCTCTGTTCCGCTAATATTATACTCTCTACTTCTTTATCATTCATATTATCACCTTATACTTATAATAATAAAACGTATATCACATTATATGATATACGTTTAATCACTGTTTATAGATATTTTAAATCTAAATCTTTTTCTTTTACTTTATAGTTATTAATAATGTCATTAACATCTTTATATACATACATTTCACAAGGACTTGCATCAACTTTAACAATACTAGTATGTTTATTTAGCTTTTCTAAAACTGTATTATATGCAGCATCTAATTTAATGAGATACTCAATTGAAATATTAGATTCACATTCTCGTGATCTCTTATTAATTCTATTCAATGATTCTTCAGGTGATAGCTCTAACTTTATGACTAAATCAGGGTACGCTGTCTGTGTTGCTAATATAGAATGCATATTCAAATAAGTAGCAAATTCATCATAAGTGAAGTAGTTAGATTCTTTTTGTAAGATAGCAAAAGCATAATCAGAATATAAAGAACTGTCTAGTATTACAGTATCACCGCGTAAAGATCTCATGTATGCTTCTTGCGATTGTTTATATCGTTCCCATAAATAATATGTTTGAAGTGTAAAACTCCATCTAGTAGGATCTTTGTAATAATCACTTAAGAATGGGTTTGAGTTAACAGGTTCTTCAAATACAGTATATCCGTTATTACGTGCAAGATTACTAACAAGAGTTGTTTTCCCAGATCCTATTAAACCAATAATACTAACTATCATACAATGTTCCTTATAAAAGAAAAGTGTATATTATAACGATGATGTGTTATAATATACACTTTATTTTGCATTTATTAAATATCAGTATCACATATAATTGCTACTAAAATCATTTACAACAACTTCAGCAACCTTCTTAAGATCACTTACTGTGCGAATATTTTTATCGTTGTGTATAACTTCAAATTTATTATAATCACGAGCGATAATATCGTAGTCCGTTACATAGTTAGGGTTATATATAGCTACATTAATAAATCCATAATCAGAGTTATCGTCTTCTACTTTAGAAGAAGCGTTATCTGAAATATCACTAAGTAATCTATCAACGCTCTTAAGTATGTATTGGCAGTCAAGTGCAGTCAACGATACTTCTTCGAACTTTCTACTGCGACTCTCACATTTGTGACTCTTTAGTGTTTGTAAGATAAATGCTGCAACTTTGTTAATTTCATTATTTAAATGAAATTTTTTCAGTGAGTCTATCTTTGCATTATCACCCTTATTAAAAGCCGTACATGACATCTCATCTCTATTACCTTTTGAGGTAATAAGAAAATCTATGCACTTATCTTTAGATGATAAAATTAAATTAAATGGGCTATCTTTATTAGTGTCTGTTACTGAATTTAAATTTGTAGTAAGACTACTTTTTAGCGATTTATATTTACTGAATAAATCATTTACCCATTCTTTTTCTTCTGATCTTTTAGGCTTGTCGAACTGATCTATAAATTCATTTTTTATATATCGCTCTAATCGAGCTATTCTATACTCTAAAGTATGTCTTTTCATAAAACTATATCCCCATAAGCAATCTTTGATATGTAGACAGCAATGCAGTTTGAAATCTTATATCACTATCAAAAGAACTCATTGTGAAATCATCTAATGCAACTTTGTACAGATTCATTATAGATCGTACATCAAACTGTTTTACTATTGCATCTATTATCGGTTCTGTTTTGTATTCACTATTAAAACATTTCTTTGCAAGATCAAGAAATAAGTTTTGATAATCATCTTTTAATAATGCAATAGGTATTCGCATTAAACGATCAACTATCTCTATCATTATTTCTTTGTGCTTTTTGATCTCTTCTGAAGAGGCTCTATTATTCTTTAATAACCATAGCACCTGTGCGAAATATTTTGCTAAATAAATATAGCCTGATTCTTCAAGGTTTAAGAAATCCTTCTCACCTATTAATAAAAACTTCTCAAAAAGTTTATGTGCATCTCGCATATGACCTTTCGATCTTAGTGCTATTAAACTTGCAACACTATCCGGTAAATTGATATTCATCTCAAGAGAAATTTTCTTTAAGTTACTAATTACTTCATCTTTAGATTTAGTATTAAACTCTAATGTAAGTGATCTTGAAATGATAGTTGGAAGTAAAGCGTCTTTATTAGTTGTACATAGTAGATAGTATATATTTGGTGGCGCGTCCTCAAATACTTTTAATAATGCCGATTGACCTGCCCTACTAATCAAATGGCATTCATCAAACACTATCACTCTCTTTTTACCTCTAGGCACAAAAGTTAGATCTTCATATAGATCTCTAATATTATCTACGTTGCCTATTATAGATGAATCCATTTCACTGTAGAATGGGCTATTTGATAAATCCATCATACATGATTCACATTTACAGCAGATGTCATTTGTAAGATGATCACAATTAACAGCTTTTGCAAAGCACCTCGCTGATGTAGTCTTGCCACAACCATAAGAACCTGCAAGAACTAACGTAGAAGGCCCACCTGATCTTGCTATTTCTAACAGCAGTTTGTTGTTTATTTCATTACCAACTATGCTTGAGAAATTCTGCGGTCTGTAATTATAAGTAACACTGTTCATAACCACTCTTTATAAAAATAAAACCTAGTATTATTATACTAGGTTTTATATACAATAGATTTGCTTTCTGTATTAACTATTTCTTTTTGTCTAGCAGTTCTTTTATGTATGGTGTAGCTGCAACATCAAATGCTGTCTCACCTTTATCATTTACCTCACCTCTATATACACCTGCTTTTAAGATAAGTTTAACTATATCAGGACTTCCACTTCTAGCTGCAATTATTAATGCAGTATCACCATTATTATTTTGTACATTTGCATCAGCACCGTACTTTAACAACAATTTTACGATATCTGTGTTCTTATCACTGTCACAGTAGTAATTCAATAAAGTACCTTTGTCACCATACACTTTATTTATTTTTGACGAATCATCTTCCATAGCCCACATAGCCATTTCTATCTTATGTATATCACCACTAAATAGATTATTCATTACAGTATAATAATATTCTGTAAATACATTTAGACAGTCTTTAACAGAGTCACCATTTTTTAAGCCATGTGATTTTATAAAATTACCAAACGCAGAGTCTTTACCACTAATAAAATTAAAATATTTTGCACTCGGATTTAATTCAATGAGATCTTTAAGGTTGTCTATCGAACTATTATTTGCATCCCTAGCGTCAATATAAACATTCTTTATATATCTAGAGATATTTTTAATGGGTCCTCTAACAACTTCTTCTTTTTCTCTATACTTAACTAACTCGTTATCATCTATTTCATTTCCGTCATAGTCATAAGCGAAGTCATTATATGGGCCTACTTTATATTTCTCTGATAGCTTATCACCATCAATAACAAGTTGCACTAGAATATCAGAATCTTGTACATTATCGGTTTGTACAACGAATCGTCTATCACGCGTAAATGATACATAAGAATTACTACCATAAAGCCAATTCATATATTTACCAGATGCAGATAATTTATCTTCAGGTAATATATAGTCAAGATAAGCATTTAGCGTGCATACATGATACAAAATACCAACTTGTTTAGACTCTAATAGAGAAATTCTATGTTCTAATTTTTTTAAACGAGAGATTAATTTATCTTTCATAAGCATTATTTACATATTAAAATGGCGTATCGTAATTGATACGCCATTAAGTTTATTCTTTGTCGAGATTGAGAATATCTGAGATAGTTTGAAATGCAGCCATTTCGTTTTCTTCAATATAGTCAATCACCATATATTTTTTATTATCGCTACATTTTGCATAAATATCTTTAACAGCTTTATTATTTTTATTATTTGCCATCATAATCATTAGATCACCAATAGTAGTAGATCTTAATTTTTCAACGTCAACGTGTTCAACAATCTTATTTAATACACTCTTTGGAATGTCAGTGTAATTTTTAGTGCGTGTAAGTAATCCTCGTGCACCAACTAAAAACTCAACCGAGAATTTAACATCTGGCATATTATCGATTAAGAAATCAGCTAAGCTATAACATTTCTTTACAATAGCACCGCGGAAATACATTGGTACAAGTGGAAGTTCACACCATGTCATAAGAAAGTCAATTATATTAGTACATTTAATCTGATCATTTTCATTACATGATACAATAGCATTTGGAATTAATCCGTACGTATTATTTGAGCCATCTAATTTAGAAGCAATCTTTTTAAATCGTTCTAGAGCTTTTGTAATATCACCTCTATCGATATACTCTATTTGCTTTTCTTTAGCAGATAGTACAACTTTCATATCACCACACATAACACGTAGAGATTCATAATTTAGCTGTACTGCATGGCCTAATAAAACCTCTTTGATTTTATTCTCATCTGTAATATCTGCAGCATATCGTTTAATCATTGATTTTACAACCTTAGGATCTGCACTTGATAATGCCGCGTAAACATCATCAATAGAAGCAACAATTTTTGAAGTATCAATGTCATCATCGTAATCAAGTGCACCAATAACACCGCCAATAGCGGATTTTTTATTGCTAACTTTGTTACCGTCATCATCCCAATCAAGACCCTTAGTACGTGAGTCTGGTTTCTCGTCATCGTCAGATTTAGATTGCTTTTTAACAGGCTCATCATCAAAGTCTAGTAAACGAAGTTTGCCATCACCGCCGACTTTAACATCACCAGCACCAGTCTTTATAGCAACATCATCAAACAAATCAAGTTCGCGTACTGCAGTGCTGATCTCACTATTTGAAGGTACTTCTACATCAGCAGCGACATCATCTAAATCAAGGCTATCCCAGCGGTCTTCAAATCGACGACCTCGCCCACGCATAATATAGTCAATATATTTATCGAAGGATTCATTTTTAACTATTTTATATTTCATAATATAATTCCTTATGGTAAGTTATAAAAATATTTAGAAATCATAAACGTTATCATCACCACTATCGTTATCAAGATCATCGCTATATAGTCTATCTTTCATTCTTTGAATCTGACGACTAATTGCGTTATTATCACCAGCATTAGCTATAGCATCTGTAACAATATCACTACCTAAAGCCGCAGGGTATTTTTCAATAGATTTTATAAGGTTGCTATCAATAGAATCATATTTTATAGCTCTAACAATAGCTTTTGCTACAGCATTTACATTGTTAGGGTTAACTTCATCATCAACAGCGTAATTATAATCTTTATTAAGATCATAACCATTTCTTACTAATACTACCGCACAGTCACGAGTGTCACGATCAATACCTCCTGGTTTTCCTTTTCGTCTATCAGCACAATAATAAGCTAATCTATCACCATAGCCTCTATCAATTAGAAATTCTATATAGTCATCATAGTGGCTAAATATAGATTCGTATATACATTGTAATGTTGTGGCGTCTGTTCTACCTTTAGGTAAATCTATCAACTGTACTATTAACTGTACCCACTTTCTATCTAAGTTTTTATTATTACTTAGATACGTTTTTGCTGTACATAAACTAATCTTTGCTCTAGCAGCAATCATTTGTTTAAGTCTATCTTCACGATTACCTCGTATAGCAGCATTCATTAAATGATACAGATTTTTTTCAGAGAGTTTTTTAATTGTAGATGGATCATAGACAGCTTCGTATGGATTATAGTCGTAACCAACTAAATCACACAGTGTACTGCACATTGAAATAGCATCATATACATCACCACGCGTGAGCTGTATATCACCCTCTATGCATCTCTTGCAAAGATCGATAAGTGCTAGTTGACTATCATGCGGCAATGATTTAAGATTTACATTCTGATCATATAACTTTACAAAAAGTTTAAATCTATCAGCAATACAGCATATAGTAACAGGTGCATCTTTATCCAGTTCAGACACTAGATATTTATTATACTCTGATGTATCATCTTTAAAACTACTACAATTATTAACAACTGTAGTCATTACATTTTTATACTGTTCTTTTGTTAATACACCACTATTAAAAGTATAGTAGTATGGTAAATATAGATCAAATGAAAACTCACCAGATTCTTTAGAAGCAGCTAATGAAATAAAACTAGTATCAGTAGCCGTATGCCTGCTAAGATTGTAATATGTCTGTAAAATATTGTATTTAGGTTTAAAATTACTATCGCTAAGAATTAAGCTTGCAATATCTTCGCGGTTATTTTTACTTGCTAACTCAAACGCGTCTTTGTCTTTATATGTAAGATTTAAATCTGCACCATTATCCAATAAGCATTTAACTACTTCGATCGGTGTTGCAGCTGTCATCGCTAACAATGGCGTTTGACCTTTACTATTAACTTGATTTATATCTTGACCTTCATCTATTGCTGCTAACACACTATCAAGTTTTCTTGAAAATATGTTAGCTTTTGATTTTCTTGCACGTTGCGTGCGTGCAGTGTTGTTTATGTCAGTTATCTCATCCTCATTAAATATACGCAAGATTGATTCTAACTTTTCTAATCTTTTTTGTAACTTATAAGTGTTTAATAAGTTCATTTGTATATCCTATATAAAGTATAGATTTATTAACGAGCTATATAGCTCGTTAATTTATTTACATATCATACTTAGGTTTTTCACCTGAAGCGAGCCACTGATCGTACTGTCTCTTTAATTGAGCTGCTGTAACTGAATCTTCATTAGATGGATCATTTAAAGCATCTTGAATTACTTCATTACTTAATATTTCTGGATCTTCATTTATACGTTGTCTGGCATGTTGATCCATTGTGTCATTATATATATGATCTATAATTCTATTAATTAAGCTATTTCCCGTTAAACTGTTACGTGGTTTGCCTATATTAGATACGCCTGCTTTTTCTAATTCCTGTTTACACACATTAGATAGTGCCCAGCTTGCAGCTAAATCTTCACCTAACCCAGCATCGATCATTTCTTCAATGAATAATCTATCTCTCATACCAGCTATTCGTGTTATACCAATATCATTAATAATTCTAGCGTATGGTTTAATTTTTTTGCACACGAGTCTTGTTATTGAACTAGGTATTTCACCATTCATATCAAGATTGCCTATTTCTGAACAATTATAAATAACATCATAAAGCATATCAGGTGTAGGTTTTTTAAATTTTAATTTATTAAGACATCTTATAAGTGTATCACTAACCACCTCGTTTTCTCTCTCATCATCAGTAGCTAATGAGAGAATCTCCCATTGATAATACGGACTAAAGTCATTAAACACATCTTGTTTTAGCAGATTTTCTAGTACATTTACTGATTTGTTATATTTATTACATATTCCAATTACAGCTCTACAATAACCAGTTAGACTATCAGTTTTAAGAACTCCATTACCAATCTTTTCTGCTAAGTCATATACTTTATCGGCTACTTTACGCTGTTCAACAACCCTAGATATTACGTAATCATCGTTACCAGATATATAGATAGCACGTCCATTTCTTTCAAGTGCATCTGCTACTATAAACCAGTAAGGAGAGTTCACATTTACAGACAGACCATCATTTATAACAGTAGGCTTATTAGTAACTTTTAAAGTAGTGCTTATAAGCTTGTCTAAGAATAAATTAGGATTATCAAGATTAGAGCAACCACTCGAAATCATAGGTCTAATGAAAAAATCTTTTTCAATATACTTTCTCATGAAGTCTTCAGTAATCATACTGACTATTTCATTAGCACTAAATAGCTTACTATTTATTATATTAACCATTAGCGCAGCTGAATCTCCAACTATGGCTAAATAAGCTCCGGCGTTAGCTAATGCTAAAGTGCCTTCTTTATTATTATACTTTACAGTATATAATACAGCCGGCTTTGTATTATAATCGTCGTTTGGGTTAGCACCATTGTCTAGAAGAAGCTTAATAACTGCTCCAGTGTCACCATTTCTAGCCATACAGGCTACCATTAAAGGTGTTCTATCTCTATTATCTGTTGTGTTTACATCAACGCCTTCATCTATAGCTGCTTGAACTTCTTCTACTTTTTTAGAAAATATATTAGCCTTAACAGCACGCCTTCTAGATATAGGAGCTCTTGTTTGTACCGGTGCTTCATCTTCTACATCTAGCGAACCGCTCATCATGTCACTTATAGTCTCTTGTTGAGCAGTTCTAGGAATAACACCAACGTCTTCCCAATTATAATCAGGATTGGCTGAAAGTGTATTTCCATTTCTATAAATTAAGTCATTGCTAGCAAAAAAGTTAATGGCTGTGTTAGATGATATCTTAGGTGGAAATTCAGATTGTACATTACTTACAGTCTGAGGCCCATTATCCATTAGATATTTCCATAAAAGATACGCTTTTGATGGTTCACCTCTCCAAGAAGTCTTTTCATATGCAAGTGATTCTAATTTTTCTAATCTCTTTCGTAATTTATAATTATCTAATAAACTCATGCTGCACTCCATATAATTACATATCGTAAGTATCTGACTGTGAAACGTTATTTCTATCTAGTATTCTTTGAATCTGTCTAGACGTCACGTTATCATTATTTTTAATAGCATTAGCTATTTCTTTACTATTCATAATATCAGTGTTTTGCTCAATAGCTGTTAATAAATCTCTATTTATTTCATCTCTATTAATACCAGCTACTATTTTATCGATATAATTCTGTATATTTCTTTTATTACGTACATTACTTCTAAAATTAGAGACTTCTTCTCCACGTGGAAATTCATAACCATTATCTATAAGAACTTTTATACATAAAGAATCACCAGTTACAATACTAGAAATACATTCATACATAATATCTTCAGCGTAACCATTATCAATAAAGTATTCAACTAAATATTTATTTTTAGACTGTGCTACAGATCTAAAATCGTAAACGCTTGGTCGTTCTTTGTTAGCTAACTTTAATATTAGTCTAGCTATATTATCATCACTTACAGAGCTGCACTCATCTATAGCTGCACTCAAACTAATTTTAACACCGGAGTTTACTATCTTTCTAAGAGTCGATACATCGTTATTATGAACTAAATTAGAAATGAGACGGCGTATTTGTGTTTCAGTTTGATTACGAAGAATTTCTGATGAAAAAACATTACTTAAATCTGGTTGCTCATTAAGCTCATTACATAAATAAGTATACTGATCAATAAAATCAGAGATACCTAATGAAGATCGTAATTTACCATCTAAAGCTTTTTTGAAGTATTCAAGAAGATTTCTCTTTATATTAATAGAAAACCGCTCAATTTGATTTAAAAATGTTACTGGCAATCTATGATACTTATCAGCAAAACATTTATACGTGTTAAATATATTTCTTTCAAATTCACCGTTTAATGCCAACCCAGATACGCCGTTATCAATGTTACTATTATTAATTATTGTAGAAATAGCTTGTTCATATTGATCTAACGTAATTGTACCATACAAAAATATTCTATAATATAATAGATGCGTTGATGAATCAAAAGCACCTCTTTCTTTAGTAGAAGCTACCATTACAAACTCACTATCACTAGGCGTTCCACCATTAATACGTGAAAATAAATACATTGGTTTAGTAATAGTACTATATGTATCATTAATTAATATAATTCTAGCAGCTTCTTCTTTATTATTTTTACATGCTAATCCATAGGCATCATAGCCTCTATATGTACTGGTAATATCTGCCCCGTTCTGTAATAAATACTGAATAATGTCTAGATTATCTGCATTTTTAGCGTTTAAAGCAAACATTAATGGAGTTTGTTCTTTATCATTTTCTTGATTTACATCTTGACCAGCTTCAACAGCTGCTTTTACTTCTTCTAATTTCTTAGAAAATAAATTCTGTTTTACTTGTCTAGCGCGAGGTGTCCTAGTTCGTGGTTGTACTGGCTCTTCTTCTACGCTAGAGTTATCATTCATGGTATTGATTATTTGCTCTTGCTGGGCAGTTCTAGGTATAACTCCAACATCATCCCAACTGTAATCTGCATTAGCAGATACTGTATCACCATTTTTGTATAACAGATTATTATCAACAAAGAACTTTATCGCCGTATCAGATGATATTTTAGGTGGAAATTCTCTTTTTAATGTGCTTGTGGATGACGGTCCATTGTCCATTAAGTATTTCCAAATTAAATACGCTTTTGACGGCTCACCTCTCCAAGATGTTTTTTCGTATATAAGATACTCTAATTTTTCTAATCTTTTTTGTAATTTATAATTATCTAATAAACCCATCTTATAGCCTCAAAATAATTTACACACTACAAAGAATATTTACTATATAATAGATAATACAAAACCATCTATTTAAAATTAAATAGATGGTTTATATGAATTTAGATAGTGTTAAATATTATCTCTATTAAGATATGGCGATATATCATCTATCTCATCCAAAGACACTCGCTTTATTCCATTTAATAAATTATCATTAAAATCATCTACACTAGGCGCTAGATCAAATTCATTGTTAAATTTAGAAAGATTCAGAATGTCAGATGGGTCGAAAACAGCTTCTTTAGAAGTGTAAGCATTATATAATGCACCAACAACACCGTCGCAGCGGTCTTTCATACCACCAGTCTTTGTGGATCCTGGGTGGTCTACCTTATGTTTTGCCTTATACCAGATAAGTTCGAATAATTCTTTCTTAATAGAATCTGCAAATTCTTGACTGAAATGAACCACACCTTTATATAAACAATCTACAAAGAATAAGTACTGTGTATCAGTTTTATCTACACTCTGATAAGCAACGTTAAAACCATTCTCAGAGAGATACTGTCTACTTGCTTCACTTTGAAATTGGTCGAATGAGATTAAACCTATTCTTAATCCAAGTGTGTCTCTCATATATTTAATGAACTCATGGCATCTTGAAATAGACACTCGTTTCGGTGGTGCAGGTGGGACTATTCGTAAAACAAAGTCATAGTAAAACTCAGGTGATTCAACACCATCTATAACTTTACTTCCATATTTATAACAACAAGCAATACCGTAGGCGTCGTTTGCAACGCCAATATCTATGTGCAAATATCTTGGACATTCTTTGTGTGGAAATTCTATGCCATTTAAATAATACTGTATGCAGTTAGAAGGTTCATTATTACACGTCTCTACAACAAACTCATCCTTAGTAAATAACGGCTGTACAGAAGGATCTATGCAAGCCTCAAAAGTTGATCTTGAAGAGAATAATCTTCCAGTAGAAGAGACTGACATACCAGAGAAATCTTGAAGCGCCTGTGATACATTATTTGCATAGTTTGGGTAAAAATCAATAGGTACTTCGTCAATGAGATTTCTGTATTCTTGTGATAGTTTAGAGATAGCTTCTTTCATAGATAAACTAGGGTCTAAACTAATACCTAATTTAACACTGAGATCAGATACATCATTTATTATAAATGGATCAAATTTATCATTGCCTGCAAATACAAAGAATGTCTCATCTTTATATGTGCCTTTAGGTTTAATATCCCATAGCCTTGCTCTTGCATATTTAATAGAAGGATCTGTTAGTGACTTCTCATATAATTTAGAAGTCATTGACGTTTTAAATGTAGATGAAGATATAACTAAATTGAGCGAGTTATTAACACCATTTGAAGTAAAACGCGAAGACGTTCTTGATAGAACTGCATTGTATAATTCTTCTACTGATCCTAAATCAACTTCAGAACCTGAGCTATCACCAAAGAAGTTAGCCTCGTCAATAACTGCACTAATACAGTTAAGACCAATCATATCAGATGTAGATGAACCGTAAAAAATACGGATGTTCTCTGGAAAGTCTAATGTAGAATTTCTATATTGATTACGTTTAAATAATTCTTTAAAGTATGGGACACCATCTATAATGGATCTTAACTGCGAAAACCCTGATCGCTCAGCCTGATACTTAGTTAGAGAAAAATACAAAAATGCTGTCATAGTATTTGACATTAAACCAAATAGACCTGCAACATTTTCATAACAAGATAGTTCATACAACTTTCTTAGAACTATATACAATCCACAAGTTGATTTACCTGTACCGATACCACCCGTTAAAACTATCTGATTATAATTTTGCTTTCCACCACCAAATATTTCACAGATGAGATCCTTCCAAAAAGGATATAATTTATCAACACAGTCTTTCCCAACATAATACTGATCGTTTATCCATTTCTCTATTGGAACTATAGGCCTTATCTGCTCGTACTCTTTTACTTGTACTTTATCGATTACATTCGCAATCTGTTCAACTTTATTATCACCTGTTAAAAGTTTTATTAACTTTGCTACCTTAGTATTCTTTTTGCTCATACAATAAACTCACTATTAATTATATACAAATAAACCCAACTATTATATTTGATAATAGTGGGGTTTATTACATTTTAGTTATATTTTAAATTACCATTTTCGATGATAGCCGTATGTGCCGTATCTATCGCCACCATAGAATCGACGACCACCATAATAATCTTGTGCAAATAAATCTGGATCATTATCTTTGTTATACTGATCCATAGTGTCTTCAATAACCCAAATTTCAATAAGGTGTTTGTTTTTCTGCTGAACCACATCCACTTCTACTTTATCATTTTTAAGCACTTTTGCAACTTCTTGTTCAGCTTTCTTAATAATAGCTTCAGCTTCTGGGCACTCTACATCAAGAGAATCAACAAGATTAGCTGGACCAGAGACTCGTAGACCATCAGCTTCTATTGATTTTTGAAAATCTTTCCATTCTGCGCCAGTAGGATTAACAGTTTTATCGTCAAGTAGCCGTGCAAATACGGCTTTACTATACTTAGGATAATATTCTGTATATTCAACGTCACGATACTCAAGTTTTAGTGCTTTTTCTAGTTTTGCAACACGTTCTTCTAATGTAAGTTTTCGTTTCATTTATTACCTCATTTATAATCATGTGGATTAGGATAGATATCCAAAAAATCAAGTTTACCTTTATCAGTAATTATATCATAATCCCAAATACCGTTTTCATAAAAATAAATCTTAGTAAGATCACCTGATAGAATAAAACAATAGTCTTTTATTAGTAATAGATCTGCTGACATTTTGGCCATCATAAGATTTGGAAACTTTCCATATATTTCACCATTTCCGTCAGGATCTATTTTATACAAATAAAATTCTTTTTCCATCTCAGAGACCTTACTGTTATTTATTATTTAGTTGATATCCATGTGACCACAATGTTCGCAACACGCGTGTTTAGCCACAAAACACCAACCAAGTAAAGCACCAAGTTGCTTTTTAAATTTAGCTTTCTTTGATGGCTTCATATTATTTGTAATAGTTACAGATTCAGTAAGAATATCTTTAACAGGTTGGTTAAGATTTATAACGCTATTTACTAAAATATCAGCAATAAATGCTTTCACTGGGTTAGGTGTATCATCAGATGAAGCAAGCTCATTTACCTCTCTAAAAATAAAGTCATTCATATCTGTTGACTCGTATAAATGAGTTACTTTTCTAAGCAAGTCATTCATAGTAGCTTCTGAATCTTTTGCATAATTAATAGGGAATACTATCTTTGTGTCTGATACCTCATCATATAACATTGGATGAATATCAGAGAAACCTTTCATATTAGTAAATTTGCTACTAAATACTAGCATTGGTTGCAAATTAGCACCGACTACTGTTTTAAAAAGTGCAAAATTTACATTTGTGCCTTGCATAAGATCTTCTGCCTTAACAAGAAGATTTGTATCATTTTTATCGTCAATACTATATTTACCCTTAAAGTCAGCAAAACAAGTAAATGAAGAAGGTGAGCTTGATACATCAACAGTCCACGGACTAGGTCCTAATTCATACTTTGTGCCTTCTTCACCCTTAACCATATTTACATTTAGATCGATTATAGTGAGTGCATCATCGTCAGTAGCATAAAACACAAAGCAGTCTGAAAAGCATTTCAGTAACTTATTAATAATCGGTACAGTTAAATCAAAGACATCTGTTTCAGAACAAACCTGATTAAGAAGTTTAGATTTAATTCCGAGAGTGTCTACAAGCTTTCTAACTGATTGTAGTGTTAATGTATAAACATTTTTATTAGTCTCGATACAATAATCCCTCTCACAACCTTCATTAATTCTAACAGAGAATGATTTAACTGTATCGCTTGGAATCATAAAAGGTTGAGGAACACATTTACACATATAATCGAAATGTTCTACTAAACTGTAACTTTCAATAGTCATATTAAAACTCCTTACGCTGTTCAATTAACTATTATAATATACAAATTTCTACATAGGTATAAAAGTTAAACGTATCTCATCATTATAATCATTTTTAAGATTATCAAGCGTATTACAGATACCGATTACTTCAGATGCTTTGTTATAAACACTTAGTGATAAAGCTGCATCATACAAAAGTTCTTTATTAACAGGAAAAGTCATACGCTTAATCCAAGAATCATCATTTCCACTGTCTTCATATTCTGAATAATCGGCACATATTACAGACGTTGAAACACCTAACGCTAAATACAATGATCTAAATCTCGTTAAAATACTCTCAATAATTTTATTATAATGATTACGCAGTTCTGTCAAAGTGCAAAATTTTACTTTATCTGTATCTGCAAAACTATTTACAGATGGATGAGATGAATCAGATACTTTCATATATGGTAATGAATCATAGAAGTCGTTATCATAATATTTAAAATTGTCACATACACATTTATCAGTAAGTGGCTTCCATGTTTTCATACTGTCTGAAGAAATTTCTGCAAATAAATAAATATTCCACGACATATTACAGATCGTCCTCATTAATACTAAATGTCTCACCGCATTCGTTTGCTTCTTCATTTAAAAGTGTTGCTATATGTGTCATAACTTTCTTGTAAAACTTATTAAATATTTGATTACTAACTAACTTATCATTTGATGAGTTATACATCATTTTAGAAAGTTCTTTTTTACCTAGTTGGTGAATGATAAACAGTTTTGCAAACAAATATTCACTGAATGGAACTACCGTATCATTAGCTTTTAATACGATTTTATTATGAGGCGTCTTATCCATCTTTGACAAAATCCATTCAATTCGTTTATCTGAATCAAAGTTATTGTGAATACCAATCTCATCATCTTTAAGAATAAGATCACCTATAGTAGTATTTGTATCATCACCGCACGGTTTATCCAAGACAGTTATTTCATCTGGTCTAGTAGGCCTCTTATAAGACTGCCACATAGCTGTACGAAGTAACCAGCAATGAATAGCTGGGTCTAATTTATAGTTCGCATTAAATCGAAGAATTCCATCATTAAGTAACAATTTATATGCACATATCTGATAAAAGTCATTAAAAGACATCAGCCAACGAAGTCTCGCTTCACGTGGTTTGTAGTAAATACTTGAGGCTTTCTTTTTAAGAGTAGTTAGAAGTTCATCTGTTGACATAACAAGATACTTCAAATTAGATCTCTCAATAGGTGTCATATTATCTAAATCAAACTGCTTACAATTTAACATGAGATCACATAATTTTTTAACTCTATGCGTGTTATTGTGACTAGAAGTTAATCGATCTAACTGTTCTTTTGTACAAGTAGTGAGATTAATTTTATAAGTGTTTTCAATATCGCGAATAGCACTAGATTTTGATGACGAAAATTTAATCATTATAAGCTCCTTATTGAGTTGATCCTTTCAACTATACTAATATAATACACTTTAAAATTAATGTAAATATTTATTTTATATTATAAAATATTTTCTTTAACTATTTCAGTTATTGTCACATTCTTTACAATTCTCCAATGACAGTTAGAGAAATTAGAATCAGCTTTAATTGCAGCGAAAGCGTCATCAACAGAGTTGTATTTACATGGTGAACTGTTCCACCAATCATTTATGCCAGTCATTTCTCCAGTGTATGGTACCCATGTGTTAAAATTTAATGATTCGTATGGAATTTCTACAGTGTAAAATTCACTCATTTGCAAGCTCCTATGTCGAAGAATAACCTGCCTGTGTTGTCATCAGCTTTTCTTGCAGTTTTGTAGTCTGCTTCTGTCATAAATAATAAAACAAATTCTTCAGGGCGTCTACCTCTCTTTAAAAACTTTCTACATATCTCTTTAAGTGCAATCCATTCGTTGTACCCAAAATGACGGCCGAATTTATCGAGTACTAAACCATCATTAGATCTAACAATCACAATGACACTTTGCTTATCAAATGGTGTATCATAATTACTCGGAACATAGTTTTCATACTTAAAACAATTAATCTCATTTAATATCTGCCAAGCAGTTTTACTCACTGCTTTTTGCAATGAGCTTTTCGTAAACTGCTTATTATTTTCGTCAGCGCTTAATGAGAAATTAACTATTGAGAAAACGTTTGTCATATTTATCCTCTTCAATCATACTTGCATACATATCTGGAAGTAAGTCATCTTCATACATATTAAACACAACATCACCTGCAAAATCTGCAAGATAATTTTTAATATCATTACTATCTACAATAAAACCTTTATCAGAAGCGTCTTTGCAACATGATTCTAAATCAATATCGTTACTGTATGAGAAAAAGCTCCAGATATGATCTACAAGTTCATCTTGTGAGTAATTGTATTTATTAGCACAAAATTCATCGAAGAACCATGATTCAACGAAGTTGCGAATTTGAAATGTTTTATTGAGCTTTTCGCTGTTTGTCATATCTTTAACCTTTCTTGTATGATTAAATGGAACCCATTTTCCATTTAATTTATGAGTGTATTATAACTAAACTAATTAGTTTTGTAAACAAAAATTTATCTCTAAGCTAAAATTATTTTCAATAGAAAAGTTCTATTATAGATAGACAAACAAACCTCTATAATTATTCTATTATTATAGAGGTCTTATATTATTAATAATTTGCTGACGTACTTTCGAAGCGATTGCTGCAGATGATATACTGCGCTGAATTAAAAAACTTAACTATTGATTCAGCAGATGCTTTCGCTGTTTCATAACCTGAAATAAGTGCGTTACACTCTGACTTAATTCCGGTAAACGATTTAATGTACTGATTTTTAACGTTATAAGATTCTTTACATTCAGCACCCATTAATTCATTTAATGCTTTTACAATCATTGCATTTGAGTACTGAAGTTTTTGTAATGAATCACAAATAACATTGTATTTATAAGTAGCTTCTGAAAACATTTCATAGAATTTATCAGGTGAACTTCGAAGTTCTCGATAGTCAGGAAGTTTATCTGCTGTCGGGATAACTTCCATAGATTCTATTAAAGAGCAAATATACTTATAAATACTTTCCAATCCAACTGGTCTAGTCATAATCACTTTACCCTGTTTAAATCTGTTAATAAATTATAAAGAGACACTTCTTTGTTTGACTTTGACTTTATAAATTTACTAATCGCTTGTTTAATTCTCTTTCCATATCTTCGATTCGACTGTATTATTAAATTCGCATAATGCGCAGATGATCCGCGAATGTTTTGCGTCTGTACTTTATTAAGAAATGTTAAAACAGACGAGGTTACTAATGATACGTTGTCTTTATTAACAAGATTAAAAAATTCATTGTTTAGAATATCTTGTGTACCTAATATAGATGAAAACAAACTATAAACAGATACATCTGAAGAATCATCTAAAATCAACTGCGTATTACTAATAAGACAGTTCTTTACTTTCTCAAGAAGCAAATCATAACTTATATTATTATATATTGAAAAACCATCTTTATTTAAATTCTTTGCTCTAATATAATGTAGTGGAAGTAAGTTTTTTACTAAACCGTCATTAGTGGTGAGATCTTCATCAAAGTGATGTGCATTAACTATAATCCAATTATCGGTAAAACGATTTAGTTTGTCGATAAGATCGTTTGAATAATTCCCAGTATAGATAATTCCATTAGAGATACCATTATCATACGAATCTATGTCTTCAACTATTTCAAATTGAGGATGAATGAAATGTAGAAATTCTATATACTGTTTTGGAAAATTTATTCGCTTTCTTAAAAGAAGATTGTTATTCATTGACTGTACTCTATAATATTAAGTAACTTTTTACGATCAGCAGAATTATACGATCTTACAAGTAAATCATCATAAGATAGTAGCGGATTATATTTGTTATATTGAAGTAACTTATCCTCATAAGAAGTATCTTCATCAAACGAACCAATGTCATTATTAAACATTTCTCGTGCTTTACCGATATTTATAAAACCTGCTTTATCACCTCTATTAAATACGTAGAACTTTCTGAATTCTTTCACTCTAGAAATTATAGTGTCTAATATATTATCTCTACTTGCAAGCAAGATAATATTTAGATTCGTGTCATCCATAAATTTCAGAAGAAGCGACTGCCCTCTACTATCAAGATATGAAATATCACTTATTATAACTGGAAGTGTATAGTTTTTATAAGCACTATAAATGTCTATAATAGATTCTAAATCTTCTTTTGTCGAAATGTAATTTATATTATAATCTAAATTCTTCTTTTTGAGAAATGATTTAAATGAAATAGCAGCCTGTCCTATAAATAGTTTTGGAAACACACGTGGCTGTACTGACATAAATACCTCTACTCAAATAGTTTAAACTCATCACTGACGTTGATCCCTCTAAACTTCATATAAGACACTATCATTCTTGCAATTTTTATTGGATCATCATATTTTATAATAGAGCAAAGAATCTCTTGTAAATGGTGTTCAGCAAACTGTACTTTATCATTAAACTTAATAGTGTTAATAGCTCGCATGAGAAGGCGTTTAGCGAGAGGAATTTCTTTGTCAGATGAAATAATATAAACAAGTGCTTTGTTTAAGTCACTCTCTGCTGAATTGTTTTGTTTTCGTCCTGCACGACACAGATATTTTGCTGCATTTCCATAAGAGAAATTTAGATTGTATTTGTAAATATAGTAGACGATCTGTTTTCCATTGTCTAATTCGTAATAGCTTGACTTCATAATTATAGTACCTTGTGATTAAGTAGTTTAAATATAGATTATATACAAACATAGCGGATCTTTGTTAATTTGATCCGCTATTGTAGTTATTATTTCTTAAGGAATATTAATTTATATTACTATATACTCCAAATTAAATGATTGACCAACCACCCCACGCACCGCCCTCTAAACTGAAAGACGAAACAAGTTTTGGAATAAAGTATGTATTAAGTTCGAACGCTCTAATGCTTATTTCAATAAAATCATCTTTAAATAATTCTTTTGATAAAGCTGATTCATATTCTAGTTTACATATAGCAAGCTTACCAGTAACATCAGCTTTATCTTTACACTCACGTGTCTCAAGATCAAGAGACGAATCATCTCTATAATGAGCAGTAACTACAATGAGATACCCAGATGTTTTCATAACTTATACCAAATTGTCAAGGTGCAAAATTCTTTTTGAGACTTTTTCCTGCAATGTGTCAAGTTCATTTAATCCTACAAGATCGCGATATTCTTTTCCACAGCAAATACCATCTGTAAGTAAGCAATCAAATAACTCTCTAACATGAGTAATTGCAGCATATATTGCTGTCAAAGCATCTTGCTCTTGATAAACGTCATCATCTTCTTCTATATAAGCCCAACGTACTACAAGTTCTTTTCGTAAACCATTAACACCTTTTGTATCTTCAGGCTTTGAGAATGATTGTGTATCTTTATGAAACAGCATAACTTCATAATGTGTTTCAAACAACCAATCATCAACAGTTCTATAATCAGGGATTGGATATTTATACTGAACTACACATAATTGTGTATCAGTCTCAATGTTTGGTAAGTCAGTTCCTTTATGCCATTTCATATAATCACCTTATTATGTTAAAGGGAATTACATTATTCCATTTATTTTATGAGAGCGTTATAATACAGAAGTAGAGTTCTATAAATAAAAAGTTTAATTATTTTCTAGAGATTGAACACTCTCTTCTCTCAAAAGTTCTTGAAGTCTAGATTCAGCAAAAGCTAAAATATCTTCAGGTGTATCTGAAACATCTACACCATTTTGCTGATCACACATGGATCTATATGTGCATACAACAAGTTTATTTAATTCTTCAGTAGTAAGATCTTCATCGTCTGATTTAATCTTCTCACAACCTTCAAAGTGAGATTCTTTAGTGTCACAGTACCAAGCAAATCTATTATCACCTGATTTAAATTTAATATAGTGCCCACCGTGAACCCAGCAGTCAATATTCATGTATTCCATATTAGGAAATTTTCTAATAAGCTTTCTTATCTGTCTAGATGTAACTACATTAGCACATGAAACATCATCAAGTGCACGAAGATTAATAGGTTCTTTCTTTGTGTCATTCATAGTAAATCTCCATCTATGTAAATTATTAATTAATAACAATCCATTCGTTGTCATCTTTAGGTGTAATAACATCTTCTGCGCCATCGTATTCTTCAATACGATACTGATTACCACAGATCTTTCTAATATTTAGTTGAGCACATGAACCGTTTGCTTCATCACCCAAAGCTTCAACCACAGCAACTAAATCTTTATGGTGCCGTTTATCCTCAAACCAACCAGATACATCATAACAAAGACATTCATCTTTTGATGAAAACGAATATTCTTTGCCAGCTGAACGTAGTGATTTAATAAAATCACGAAGTTCATTATCTTTACAATTTGCTTCAAGCCACTCAACAGCTTTTAATGAAATTGAAAATCCACCGTAATTGTTATTGTATACGACTTTGTTCATAATAATACTTTTAAGCTGCGTTTCCAAAGACTAATTGGTTATATTCGTTAAAGGTTATTCTTCTGTTATTTGGAGAAACAATTAAACATTGTTGACATACAAGAGAATGTGTCTTTATAAACTCTAAACAGGGTGCAAGATCGTTGCTTGAATAAACAAGATCTGATGCAGTGTTACTTGTGAAATAAAATAACCTAAACATAATTTACCTCACCCTAAGATCATGTGAAGAATTGTACCGACAAAAGAAGCAAGTTCTTCATGATAAACACATCCCATAAAAGCAACTGGTATAAGAGCGAAACCTTGAATATCTTCCTTTGTCATTTTTAAATCTCCTATGTTATTAAATGGAATCCATTTTCCATTTAATTTATGAATTATTTATAATACATATTTAAATACTTGTAAACAAAAAATTCACTGAGCGTGTTATTTTATCAACTCAGTGAATTACTGTAGAACTAATGAATATTGTTATTCACTGTCTCAAGGCCATTTGTGAACATTTCAATGTCAAGGTACTCATCTTGCATCTTATCATCAATATCTTTACCTGCTTGTTTTGCTGCGGCTAACTGAACTATCTTCTTGTATTTGTTCTTAGGTGAAAGATTTATGTTTTCTGCTTCTTCAGCAAGTACATCATTCATATAGTCATTCTTTTCACAAATAACACATTGCAGAGGATCCATTTGATTTATTGCAAGTGCAACTTTATGTTTTGTATCATCATTTGGAAGTTCAAATTTAGAAGTGTCAATGCTTATTGTTATACCACGTTCTTTTACCGCCTCAAGATAAACATTAAGTAAATCCTCTTTACCTGTTTCATAAGAATTTTTGATTATCTCTACAAGATTGCGAAAAGTAGGTGACACACGATCTGGGTACTCTTCGTGTTCTTCTGATTTTAATAAACAATCATCACCCCATCCTCGACCTCTATAATGAAGATAGTCTTTAACTTTCATTATTATCTTTTTATCAATATTAGTTTCTTGTGAACATTGTTTAGCAACCGCGTTCATCATTTTTGAACATTGTTGCTTTTCATTGTGATAGGTAACACCTTGTTCAAGACAGGTTACTTTTGTTTGTTCATTACTTTCTTGCATATGTTTACCTCTTTTGAGTTTAAATGGAACCCATTTTCCATTTAATTTATGAATGTATTATAATACAGATTTAAATACTTGTAAACAAAAATTTTAAGCTAAAGTGCAAAATTTTAGGCACAATAAATGGGCGGCATTACCACCCATTTTAATTATTTGTCAGCCCAATCAAATGTAAATGTTTTATCACAGCATCTAACACTAACGATTGGCCAACCAGATGGGCCTTCATTAGTTATAATGGAACATTTAACATTCTTATCAAGGTGACCCCATACCCATAAACGCATATCACTTTCACTCATATTATTTTCATTAGCCATTGTGTACAGTGTATCACTTGTGTTTGCTAATGGTGCAAAAAATTCATCCTCACTAAGGAACTTACGAGGGTTGTGCCCAGCATAATAGCTGAGCAGTGCTCCTAAATCAGTGAATGAATTTAACTTTTTACGTAATGGGCTTGCCACTGTAAATTTTACCATACCTAACTCCTATATATTTATTAAATGAGCCCATCTCATTTAATTTATGAATTACTTATAACAAAATTATGCGTACTTGTAAACAAAAATTTTAAAGTATGTGAAATTTTTGTGTAACAAACTATGTCATAAATTCTTATACTGAATGATACAAATTATACAGATGTGATACAATCATGATACATAAAAATCACAAACTTTGTTAACTTTTCTATTTACATTTATGATGGATAAGTTTATAAGTAATTCATAAATTGGATGGAATGGGCCATTCCAATTATTGAGCAGGAGATTCTAATATGAGCAACACTCGATATATTGTTTACGTAAATGATCATAATCATAAAGAGGATTCCATTGATTATGAAATTGAATTTACCTCTATTAAAGAGGTTGTTCGCTATACTCATTCACTGCCTAGTATGTATTATTGTGGCCATGTAGATAAGCTTACGCTTGTTGATGGTGAATGGTTTAGTAATACTATTATGCACTTTTAATTTTGGCACAATGAAATATCAGATTGAACTTAGATCACAAAAGACGGATAAATGGCGCCAATACACTATTCATAGTACATACATTGGCGCCTGGTTTAGTGCTTTTAGAGGTCGCGTTTGGGCAAACTTCCTCTTGTGGTTGAATGACTCTAATAAGAGAGTTGAAACAAGGATAGTTGAGGCTAAACATGACAACTAAAGTGGTATATGTCATATACTATGGAGTTACTTATGAATATTTTCTTGAGTAAGAATTATCGAACAGTGTTCCAATTAAAGGATGGTCGTATTATAAATGACGATTTCGATGATTTAGAAATTTGCAAAGATATTTCTAGAGCGAACTTTACTTGTAATAGCGAAATAACTGATTATTACAAAATTATAGAAAAAGGCGGTAAATGTATCTATGACTCTAGAAATTATAATAATTAAATTATAACTTTAATATGGGATGTAAATATGCACTCAGTCGAAGAATCAATTACAGATCGTAATATACGAATTACTGCACAAACAATAACTGATACTAATTTAGAATTTCCATATTTAGTTAATAAATGTACAGCTTTAGAAAACTTATCAGATGTGGTAAAGCCTAAGCTATATTCAATATACAATAAATATGCTGACCTAGCTGGCTCTAGCTATAATGCGGCTTCATGTAGATTTGAGGAAGAGCAATTATTAAATTGTGTATGTGCATATACAAGAAGATTTTCACGCTCTGATATTAAAAATTTGTTTCATAAACTCTATTTAAAGTATACGCCTGATGGTGGTTGGTGTATATAAAATAATTATTTTTGTTATAACAAATAAGGAGCTTGCTAATGTCAATTTCTTGTGGTCGTAGAATTGATTATTTACAGAATCAATGTAACTCATTAGGTATCACCGTTACACCAGCTGGGCGAAAGCTAATGAAAGATGATTACGTAATTGCACTTCGTAATTACTTTATTAAAGAAAAGTTTGGGTCTATTGAGAATATCCCATGGCCTTTAAAGTTCATGCTATCAATAGAGACACCTCAATTATGTAGACGAATTAAAGATCTTAAACCAGAGCAACAGAAGCTTGTATGGGATTCAAAAGATTGGATTGCCGAAGAAAAGATCGACGGTTGTAGGATGCTTATTGTATGGGATGCTTCAGAGAAAAAGTTTCATTTCTATAGTAGAAATAATTCAGTTGAGGATTATCTTCCACAGGATTATACAGACACTGTGTTAGTTACTGCAAAAGATTTTGACTATGCATATAATTTCGTTTTAGATTGTGAAGTTATTAGTACAGACCCTGAAGCTGAAACAAACGTTAGGTGTCTTACACAACTGCAATCGACAACTGCAATATTAGCATTAAACCCGGCTGATTCTATTGAAGTACAAAAGAGATCACCACTTAAATTTATCGTGTTTGACTGTCTGCATGATAAAGATAGACTTATTGATTCAGTATGGACTGTACGTCACAATCATGCAAAAAAACTTTCGAATATGTTAAATAAAAGCGGATTCTGTTGTGACATTAACCCAGTTGTAGAAAACACAGATAAATACCCAGAAGCAAAACATGATTTTTATGATCGTATTGTCTCAAACAATGGTGAGGGTATTGTTCTTAAAAATAAAAATGCTGTTTATCATGCAACTTCTTCAAGAACTATTGATTGTGTAAAAGTAAAAAGATCTACAACTGATTCCATTGCGAGTGATATTGACGCATTTGTTACTGACTATGTAGTTGGTAATGATGATACACGTAATGCTAATATGGTTGTTGGTTTTGTATTCTCTATTAAGATGGAAAAAGATGACGGTACAATCGTAACACATCCTATCGCAACTTGCTCTAATGTGTCTGATTATATTAAAGAAGATGCTACTATTATAGCTGATGACGGATCTGTAAAACTTAACCCTGATTATTATGGAAAGGTTGCTACTGTTAAAGGACAAAATGTTTCAGCAAGAAGTTTGCGATTAACACACTCTGTGATCGAGCAATGGCGCCCAGAGAAAAATCCAGAGGGATGTGAAATACTTAAAGAAAGCTTTTTAAGATCACTAATTTTTTAATTAAATGCTAATAAAAACCCATGAGAACAAATCCTCATGGGTTTTTATTTTATCTATAAAACTCTATACATTATAGAAAAAGCCTATAGAAATTTCTATAGGCTTTAAATTTATCGATGATGTCCTCTATTAGGCGGAGGCGGTGGGTGATGACCATGTCTATGCCTATGAGGCGGAGGAGGTAATGGTCTTACATGATGACGAGGTGGAATATATCTGTAATCATAAATTCTACGATATTCACATTTAGTATGCGGGTATGGAAGTGCTACTTTATAGCAGATATAATCGTAAACGTCATACGGGTAATATACAACTGGCTGCGCGTTAGCACTAACTGCAAATAAAAGTGCAAACAATACTGCAATCAGAATAAATAATTTGTTCATAATAACCTCAACCACTTAGAATAATTATCAGTAAAGCTACAAATAATATTAGTATAATTGTAATAGCTTTTATCATAATTAAATTTATTAAACACTAAGTATCTTTCTTTTTTAAATGAGGTAAGCCACACACGTGAAAAGACTCTGGATGACTATTAAAAGCATCTTCTAATGATTTAACAAATGATTCAAGTGTGTCTGTCGCAAATATTGTAGTATCTGTGCTTTTTATATTGTATGGGTACTTTGTATGCACTCTAAAGTATTTAGTCTTATTTTTATCATAATAAACATCAATCTTAACTGTATCACCCCACTTTTTATAAATGATATAGTTATTATAGTTTATTTTATCTAATTGTGAGTTGAGTGATTTCTTAACTGTCCACTGTGGCTTTGCGTGACCTAACCAATTTACAGTCTGAATTTTAATCCCATTTTTAACACATTCTAGCTGCATATCGATATCGTCATATCCCTCAACAGAATAACGTATATTATTATAATCTAAATCGATAAATACTACAGCCCATATAAATCTCTTACCGAATTGCGGTTTATCAACAGCTTTGTTGAACATTACACCGCGCATTGTCATCCCGCCCAAACCTACATCATCATCAAACTCTACATTCATCAAAGTGGTTTTACCATTCTGACGTACTTTTTCTTTAAATTCTTGTGATGGGCCACCTAATCTAAAATCAAAAACGTCATCATCAACCATCCAAAATCGTTTAATACCATGCTCTTTACAATAATCTATAATGTTATTTCTTCCAATATACAGCTTATCTTTATTTCCAATATTAATAATTGTATGTTTAGCCGGATCATAGCCAACTAAATTCTTTACAGCATCTTCTTTAGAAGTATCTGGCCAAACTACTATGTAAGCATTATCATTTATAATATTTAATAGAGTAGACTTTCTATTAACATCACCATGTAACATAAATACCGCTTCAGCTGACTTCATATAACTAGCTCCTATCTTTACAAATAGCCCATAAATGAACGTTATTTCTTTCTAGTGTATTAGTAAAATCTGTTTTAGAATTTACAAGTTCACATGATGGCATTATAACTTTAAAGCCATTATTTATGAGTTTCTTAATATCTTCTACACATACATAATCATCAAAGTAGTCGTACCATACCCAATCAGAAAGCTTCCTTGATTTGATAGCAGTATCAACCGATTCAAACTTAGACACTCTTATTGCAAAGTTTTTGTTATTTAGCTTTCTAGAAGCATTCAGTAAGTACCAGAAAGGCTCATCTAAGAATACATAATTTGTTATTTGATATTTATTTAATATGTCTATTAAAATGCTTTCTAGCCCCTCTTCTTTTACATTTAGTACTAGCGTACCTTTAAGGTGATAATATTTTATCCATTCTTCAAACAGAACCCCATCTTGATCAATGAAGTGTGATAAATATGGTCTACCTTTAATAGATCGTATATCAATCTCAACTCCATCATCAAGTGGGATTTCTTTTAATTCATCGATAGTATTTACTCTATGCCAAATAATCATACAAACCTGTTTTAGTAAAAAATCGATTCCACCATTGATATAGTTCTAATTCTTCTGGAGTTCCCCAGTTAAGATAAGCATCTATCTCAAGAACTTTTACTTTATACCCAAGTGAAATACTATCATTTATGGATTCATCTATATAATATTCACCATTAGTTTTAGCTCCTCTTTTAATAAGAGCATTTATACTATCTTCTAAAATGTGTTTATTTTTATACAATAAACAGCTTACAAAAGCTAAACTTTCTTTTGGATCTCCGTCACATCTTTTTGACGTAACTTCAATAACACTATCTCCATCACATTTAATCCATGAAAAAGAATTCACTTTTCGTAAAGCTGGTTGATAGTTCTTAATACCGCATACTATAATATCTGATGAATCATAAATATTATTAAATCTAACCTCATCATATAAAATTCCCTGATCACACGAATTTATAATAATAGGCCCATGTGTAATTTCTTTTAATCCCTCTTTAACTGTAATAGCTTGACCATCAGTTATAGAATCAAGACCTATAAAAGTGTAATCATTACCTTCAGCAGAATCTTTGAATTCTTTATAAAATTCTAAATCCTTTCTAGTAACAATAACAACATTCTCCGGATTAAAAGATAGATTAATAGCCTCTTTGTACATCGGAGAATTATTAACATCAATTAATGGCTTAGGTTTATTATATACATTTTTAAATCTTGAACCTAAACCAGCGGCAGGCATAATAATGGTAGAATCTTGGAGTATTGGTCCTTTATGAGTAATTTTATTGGCATACTTACACTCAAGTCTTTGCCAATACATATATTCTTCATAGTCACGTGGTACACCAAGATTTAGATAGTCAGTTACATTTATAGGAATCACATTTTGACAATCATCTAGCATTGCCTTTATTGTACAATTAATATATGACTCACCGTTTAAATAATACTTATCTTTATCTTTATCTTGTATTTCAATATATTTAAGTAATACAAGACCACTTCTAAAGTAAAATGTACCACAGCCAAGATAGTCTGAATACTCTGGCTCAGCTTTTTCTTTAATATCTTTTATAAGATTATTTTTTATTTTTACTCTTCCATACAATGTTCCGTCATATACAGAAGGACACTTCTCATTCGTAACAACCACTGCTGAATCTGGGTTATACTTTTCTATATAGTTCTTAATCTTTTGTAAATCCCATGGCTGAAAAGTATCGCAATACTGTACAAACGTTGGTTTATTAACATCGATAAAATTTTTAGCCTGCAATATAGCATCACCTGGCCCTTTACCAGGTACAACTGGTATCACTGTACCATATTTACCAAGTAATTGTTTTAGGTTATACTTTTCAATATGATCTTTATTACACAAAAATAAAATATCAGTATCATTGTCTTCATACATCTTTGTTACTAAATCAATTACCTTATAATTAGAATCAAAGATGCTAATAGGAAGCATATACTTTGGTAACTCATAGCCCGCATCAGCAAATCGTTTACCAGTCCCACCTAATGTAATAATTACTTGGTACGCACTCATTATACAGATAACCCTTTTATAATAGATTCAGTCCCAATTAAACCATTCTTAAAAATAAATGAAGTCCCTAATACAAAATCTTCTACGCCCATATCTTTGAATTGATAGTAATAATCAGGCGTAATATGACCATCTACTTCAATCTTTAATTCAGGATATAATTTATGAATATTCTTAATCTTGTTTGGTATATTAAAAATCATATCCTGTGAAGCAAACCCTGGATTTACGCACATAACTAATATGCCATCAATAATACCAATAACTTCTTCAAGTAAAAACACTGGAGTAGCTGGATTTATTGCAATAAACAACTCACCCACTTTTTCTTTATACATTAAGATAGTCTGCATTAAATTCTTTGTAGATTCGTAATGAATAGCCACTCTATCATTACTATTAAAATTAAACATACCTAATTTATATTCTGGTTTATCTATCATTAGGTGAATGTCAAATTTTAAATCTGTATACTTTCTAAGATCATTAATAATGTATGGACCGTACATTATATTATTTACAAATTTACCGTCCATAATGTCAATGTGAATCATTCCAAATTTATATTTATTAAACAAATCTATATAGCTTTTTAATTCAAGCTGATTTACACACATTATAGAACTTGAAAACATAGCTACTCACCCTTTATAATAATCTTAAGGTTACATAAGTCTTTAGCAGCATCAAAGGCTTTATTGATGTCTTTTAAAGAAAACACCGATGTAATATATTTGTTCATGTCTAACCAATTCGACTTAACGCATGTATAAGCTTTATCAAAGTCGCATTTTCGTGAACCGTGTGTTCCAGTAATCATTAACTGTTTATAATGAATTTTATTAGTGTCAATAGGTACAAGCTCTTTAATGCCTAATCCACCAAAGTAATTTATACGTGCATTTTTAGCAGCCATATCAACAGCTATTCTATGACAATCTGACGCTGAATTAGCTGTAAATATTACATCAAACTCTTTATCGAGTGTTTTATAATCACTTGTAACATTAAACTTTGGAAACAGCTTATGAATTAGATCTACTCTAGCTGGTGATAATTCCACAATAGTAACAGAATTACACTTTTCTAAATTTAAACATATATCACCAATCATTAATCCAATTGGTCCACCACCAAATATTAAAACATCATCTGATGTTTTAATATTCATTGGCTCAACTCCATGAATAGCACATGCTAAAGGCTCAACCAATGAGTATTTATATACATCACTGCCTACTACTGGTATAACTCCAAAAGCAGCTCCATAGCTATAACATACTTTTGGAATAATCATTTCTTCAGCAAATCCACCATCAAATTGGTAACCAATTGCTAAATTTTTATCACATGATCCAAAGTCACCAGCTTTACAATATTTACAATTAGAGTCACCACATGGAAGATCTGCTCCAAAGCAGCAATAATCACCAACAGTAAGATTACAATCATCAGGTACTTCAATTATCTTACCTACTACTTCATGACCTATCACGTGCGGTAAATTTACTCTAGAATTACCGTAATTATAAATACGAATATCTGATCCGCATATAGCACACGAAATAACCTTAAGTCGTATCTCACCTGGCTTAAGCTTTTTACGAGAAACGCGCTTTAGTTCAATCTTACCGAGTTCTTTTAATACAGCCTGAATCATTCTTACACCTATATAGATAGTGGTTAAAATAAAATAACACTCTTAATAATCAGCTCGTTGTAATTTGTTTGATTATCTCTTATTTTCTCAAATGCTTTCTTAAAATCAGTATAATCGTATTTATGTGTAATTAGTTTATTCACATCAATACTACGATCACTAATAAGTTTAATAACATCAAGCCAATCTTCACGATGTGAATTCCAAATCCCACGAATGTTTAGTTCTTTTCGCAAAACTTTTGAATAATTAGCTTTATCAAAAGTTACTTCATTTGAAGGATTTCCTACCGCTATGATTGAACCATGCGATTTTACTTTTTCAATTAAGAAATTCATTGACGCAGAGTTAGAAACAAAATCAATAGCACAGTCAAATGGCTGATCTTTATATTCAATTAAATCAAAGTTCTTAACTGCAAACTTTAACTTCTCCTGATTTCTATTTCTAATATACACTGTTTTACCAACATGTGTAAGTATTTGCGCAGCTACTAAAGCGATAAAACCACATCCATTTATTAAAACGGATCTACAGTATTTATCAATGAAACGAATAGCATTCATAGCAACTGCACTTGGTTCTATAAGAGCTAATTCTTCGCAAGAAAGTTTATCATCACTTATGATATTCCATTTTCTAACGGCTATTCGTTCCTGCATCCCACCACTTTGTCTAGAGCCATAGTACGAATAATTAGAACACTGTGCATAATTTCCCAAACTACATTCAGCACACTTTCTACATGGTATAATAGGAAACACTGTTGATTTATTTCCATTAACTATGCCAGAGAACTCATGTCCTAGTATAATAGGATAATAATATGCAGATTGATTAAATACTCTAGCAATATCTGATTGACAGATGCCTACTGCTTTTACGTTTAATAACAATTGATTTTCTTCTACAGTGGGTTCATCTAAATCAACAATAGATGAATTATTAAAATCTTTTTCAATTTGAATTGCTTTCATATTAGTTTCCACCTATGCACTGTTTCCAATAGTTAGCCGATTCAACTAAGTCATTTATTACTGTATGCTCAATTTCTTCTTTTTCTCTAAAGCCAATCTCAAAATCCAATTCTGGAGATAGTCCAGATTCATTTAGTAAATTAATAATCCAATACGGATCTATAATTCCATTAGTGTTGTAGATAGATGTGAAAGGAGAGTGATTTGAATTATTTAAAGTAGTCTGTTGTAAATGAATTATTGGACTGTCTTTAGCTAATCTTTTCATCCACTCTTTATAGTCTCTTTGAGATGGATGAGGCGCATGACCGACATCTAAACAAATCTTAAATGGAATAGCTGATACTTCATTTAAATCACTTAGTATTTGTTCTGTCTTCTCAATAGTATTACCAAATTCTCTATCAACAGACATTGGTTCAAAGAAAAGAAAGTCGTAATTTAAATCTCTTGCTATAATAGATAGTTCAGCCCAATAATGTATAGCATCTTTGTATAACTTATCTTTATTAACCAAAGACTCAACTGTTAAAATACCAAAATGAGATCCAGTCGATTTAGCCCCAAGCTTTTTACCCATGTCAAGAAAATCATTAAACCATGCTAACCAGGCATCTTTGTATTCTTTATCCGGATGAGCGAAATGATTTACTCTAGTAAATGATGAAGTCATTATAGAAGTAACACTAATGCTGTGTTTAGCTATACATTCAACAGTTTTATTTATCTGACTGTCATAGTAATCTTTATTGTATAGCTTTAGAGTTGGATTAAGAATGTCAGCTACAAACTGAACTTTATGTAAGTCAAGCTTATTAGCAACTATGTCAGTCCATACTTCTGGTTCTGGAAAACGATTATTCGCAAAACCAAGATTAATTCCAAGATTATTTTGTGAAATCATTTGCTTACCTCTCAATAAAATAGGTAATCCCAACTTACAAATATAACTATAAAACTTTCTATTTCATATGTAAACAAAAATCACCAGAAAAAATTTTTTTCTGGTGATTTAAAGTAAATTAATCTATTAACTGTAAATGTTTAAAATGTCGTTCGTAAACATGAAGTGATCCACAGTTGTAAATCATATTTCCTGATTTAACGTTAAGACCTTTTGACCGTAGAGCTTCTAATAAATAAGATTGAACGTAATCATGCCAGAGTTTATCGTTATTATACCCAAAGCACGCATCGCAGCTTCTCTGAAAAACTGTGTAATCTAATCTAAATTTATTCTCATCAATTTCATTTAAAAAATGTTGAGTAGAGAATGTACACATGAAATCATGCATATCGTTCTTGTTACAATCAACTTGCATAGAAGGTCTATTGTAAATCATACATGCTTCACGAGTACAATGATCATCTAATAATCTTTCTACACAGTGTTTAAACTGACTACCGTTTTCTTCAGACCAAATGCACCATCCATAGTTAGAATTTATCTTCCCATCTTTATCAGCACACATTTGCCAAATCTTTGGTACATCACCAGGAATATCTTTGACATACAGAGACTGTGACTCATACCATTGAATCTCTCTTTTTGCATAATCATAATTTGGTTTGCGAATAATCCAGTCTTTATCAGCAAGAAAATGCACATTTTGAATTTCTACAGTCATTCCATATTTGCCTGTACGAAAACACTTATCGCTATACAGACTAACAAGCTCTTTTCTAATGTCTTCGGTTGTTTTAATACTATTCATAGTGTTACTCCAGATTAGTTAGTTTATTATAATATACAAGCTATTTAGTCTGAAATAACATCATCGAATATTTCTTTTACAAAGTCAATTGTAAAGTACTTGTCTAACAATAAATCATATAACTGATTCTTAATCTCAGTGTATAATTCTTCATTTGAATCTAACTCATCCATTTTAGCGTAAAACTCTTCAGGAGATCTTACCTTAATGTAGTCAGGAAAGTCTTTATATAAATTGTCACTATCATAATCATATATACACCAGAATGGAATAATTCCATAGTAAACCATAGATATTGCTTTTTGTGTAACAAATGATGGGTATTCTTTTTCTAGTGGAATTACCAAAGTATATCTTGTGGAAAACATTTTATCTTCCATGGTTACCATTGGCTTAAATTTAAAGTTATCTGTATAACCATCGCGCTCAATTGCTTCCCAAATAAATTTTGGACTAGTCCATTTACCGTAAATAACCTCATTTGGAAGATATTTTAAAATCCATTCTTTTATGTATTTATATCTGTATGGCATACCATTGCATACTATAATAAACTTATTATCTTTTTTAAAGTTACGCCAATCAATTTTATTTTTAGAAGCAAGCCATAAAAATTCTATCGGTTTGTATGTTACATCTATATCCCTAATAAACAAATCAGACTTACTATTTGGTAAATAAGCTTTATTATGAATCACACCGTTCATCTGTGAAATTACCATCTTTGGATCATCAACATCAAGTGGTAAACACCCAAGCTGTCTAGCGTCATTTAATATATAGTAAGTTGGAACGTGCATTTGCGTAGCCATAGCTAAGCCATCACTGTATCTTGTTTGTGACTGTAAAGGTCTTCTTACAGTTCCTTTCATCGTAAGATAGTTGTCATCATATTGAACTATAGCAAGCGATGGGCCGTACCAAATAAGAGCTTTATCGAATGAAATATTATTTTCATTACAGTAATCTATTCCAGCTTTATATTTTACTTTACCTGACTCTTTCGATTTATTTTTAATAGGCTCTTCTAAAGAGACGAGATTTTTTGGCATATTAGCTATAGAAATATCATTTGATCCAACTAAATAAAACGTATGTTCTTGATAAAGTTTTACTAACGAGCCAAAAAATAAAGCTGCTAAATCAACACCTCCAAATGTTATTTCTTTTGATTGGCATTCTTTAAATCTTATAGTGTCAGTTTTAATTAAAAGAATGTTCATACTCGCTAAGTTCCTCTGGTGTACCGAATGAGTGTAGAGTGTCGACTTTATATAATATAACTGTGCGCCCATTCTGAATTAAATAATTATATAATAATGAAATATAGTATTCTTTAATATCTGATAATTTATTTTTAGTTACTAGCTTATCTGAAGATAAGATAAAATCATCTACAGTATTAAAGTAATATGCGCCAACTAGTGCATTATTTGATATTACAGATTTCTCAGCAGTTTCTATAACAACATTATCTTTGTCAGCCTTAGCATAACTATATCTTGGTTTATCTGAATCAAACGAAAGTAGCAGCCCACCAATAGTACTAGAATCACTTCTAAGAAGGCTTTTTATAGCTAATATATATTTATTAGACTTCCACTCTAGATCACAATCCATAATAAGAATAGCATCGTCTTTACACATAAAAGGCTTAGCAGCTAAACAAGTCTCAACTGCACCATTTGTTAATTTTGGTAACACTACTATATTTGCAAATGGAAACTCACTTTTAATACCATTACTTAAACAATGATCTGTATCATGTTTTGATTGAATTATACACGTAACTTTTAAATCATCAAATGAATCTTTTATAGATGACAGCGCTCTAACAAAGAATGGAACACCATTTGCTTTTATTAAAGGTTTTGGTGTATCGATACCAACTTGTTTAAAACGAGAGCCTTCTCCTGCCATAGGCATTATAACGTGTAGCTTTCTCATAAAGATTTATACTCCAAATAAAGTTTTAACGCATTCACGAAAAGTGCTTTCTGACGTAATCTATCATCACTGTGCAATGGTAGCATAGAAAGAAATAGATTTATCATAATAGAGTAAATAGTATTTGCAGATATATTATATAATGAAAGCATACGATCTAAAAAGTATTTATAAATTCTGCAGTTTTTATTGCAATAAACATTAAATGTTATATCGTACGGTGAAGCTTCTTTGTAATCAAACCTACCCGCAATT